GTTAATCTCCTATGATTATCTTGAAAAGGCTAGGACGTGGACGTTTGCTCGTGCCTGCATTTTCTAATAACGAACCTCTATGAGCATCTCTCCAACGCCCAAGGGTTCAAGTACACCCTCATCAGTATCAATACTGACTACAGTGATTTGTTGTGTAAATTGACTCGTACTAGTACGATCCCTGTATTCTAATACAGAATTTTCTTCTAGTACGGTTTCCACATCTTCTAATAAGGCATCTAAAGCTGCTACAGCGTCTTCTTCTCGAACATAACATCTCACTGTAATAGATAAAAACCTATCCTTATAACCTCCGCCTTGATACTCTCGAGTCTCAGCGCCGGCATTTAGGTGAATTGTAGGGAATTCCTCCACTTCATCCCAAAACTTTAAACGAGGAGATACATTTCCAGATAAATCTGTTAAAAATGCTCCTTGTCCATTTATATCTTTTAATTTTTCAGCTAAAGCATTTGTGATACCGAGACGTCTTGTAGTATATTCTCTCATTATACTCTCCTAGTATATATTCTGCCCAGCGCCATTTGTGTAGCAATTTCTCTAATAGATTGATCTATTAGCTCTCTAGGGTCTCTTTCTCCATTTGCCCAAGGTAAGGAACCCAATCCATCTTCAAAAACTTGATAAGGATCTTTTCTGTACGTATACCCCACACTTGGAAAACCTTGTGGGGTTATTTGTATATCTGTTACCTGCGTACTATTTGCAAAACGTCCTGTTCTATTATTAAGCTTAGGGCTTCCCATATTTTTTCGTACCGTTTGAGGTAACTTACTATTAAATTGTACTACTAACTTTAACATATCCTGTAAAGGAGATTTTTTAGTAGGTCTTCTTTTTCCTTTTTTAGTAGCTTTCATAACTACTGCAGCTGACACTAATTTTGCATTACTTGCTCGAGCCTTGGTTGCTTTAACCTTCTTTTGAGTACTTACCGTACTTTTAGTTTTCTTTATTTTTATATCTTCGTGCTTAACTTTAATACTAGCATTTTTTCTTTTCTTAAAAGGCTCTACACCAGTTGCTATTAGTTTTTTCTTTCTTTTTTCTAAAGGAGTATCTGAACCATGTAAATGTTGTAGTCCTCCCCTATTTTTAGCTATATGTTCATGGGCTCTTTCTAAGGCTTTTTTTAAATCTGCATTTACTTCTCTTGCCATATTCCCTTTTTGGATATTTATTAAAGAGCCTCCTAATGTAATTACATGATTATCATTTTCATCTCTTCTCATGTGTATTTTTATACCAAGAGCTTTTAAATCTCTTTGTAGCTGAGCTTCACTAACAGAGTTACCTTGTGAGTCTACTACTTCTGCGGAAGCTTTCTTAAAAGCATCTCTAACTAAACTTTCTAGAATTCCTGCACTATCTTCGTGTTCTGCATGTATAAATCTTCCTGCGCTTTTGATTAATTTTCCTTTTCCTTTTGTACGTATTCCTCTTTTTGAAGACTTGCCTTTTGTATTACCTTCTCTATTAGCAACTCTTAAAGCTGTTTCTTCAGGACTTTCTTGCATACTTTGAAAGTAAGTTTGCATATTATCAAAAAATATACCTACAGCTTCTTTGTATACTTCTTTTAAATTTGCGAAAACATCGTCTGCTTTAGCCCACTTAGTAGGCTTGCGACCTGTATCAGTCAATGACGTAAATGCATAATCAATTTTGCCCGCAGTAAGTTCTAGGTTTTCAGCTAGAGAGTTTCTTTCTGATCTAATATTTTGAATTGCACTAACTATTTTTCCACTTAAAATATCACACTCATTACTTATTTTTGTATTATCAGCCGCAGTAAGAATTAAACCTCTTGCTTGTAAATCTTTACTTATTCGTACTTGAAAATCTTGTTTATTCCATATAAAATGGTGAGTGCGTAGGTTTGCAGTATGTCTTCTATACTCAGCACTTTTATGAATCTCTTCATATAAGTCTTCAATAAATTTAGTTAAACTTTCCTTACTCATTAAAAATTCTTATATAGATCCAAGACTCTTTTAATATGGTCTGGGAACGCTACATTATCACGCTGACTAGAAGAAGTATTATTCTGAATACTTGCTCCCTGCATAGTCTGTCTTGCTTTATGTTCATTTTTAAGATAGTAAGTGACTAGGTCAATTACCGCTAATTGTAGATCAGCAGGACAATCTGCATAACCTGCTTTGTAAGTAACCCTTACAGCAGCGGGCCCGCCGGGCCAGTTCTTTTTACCACCATTAGTGCTTACTCTATAAATAGCATCTATGGTCGCATCTGCAAAATACTCAGTAGAGGGTACAGTAGTATAGCTAGAACTATAATCATCCCTTTCTTCCACAGACACTATCGAGACTAAAGGAGTCTCGGTTAATTGAACTAAATTTGTTGCCCAATTTATATTAAACGTTTCTACTTTATTTGACGAGTAGTAATCAACAATACTGTTGCCACAATAAGTTTTTACTAATTGACTCACGGACACAATCAAAGAATTAATTCGAGAATCATCCTTTGTACTTATAATATCTTCCGAAAGTTTATATATGTCTTTATCTATCAAGTTTGCCATTTATAAGTCCATTAGTAAAAACTTGGGGGAGATAAACTCCCCCTCGTTTCTATACTGTTAAGTATTAAGCGATGAAGTCAATCTTCACTACGGGCTGGTCAGCACCTGCTCCGGCATTGATTTCTTCAAAACCGAGAGACTGACTAGCGACGATTACGCGACGCTGATTCATTACTTCGTAGTCCTGCTCAACGGTTACACCGCGGAGACGAGGAGTTACATAGTTACGAGTGTAACATGCAAATGCAGCTGGTCCAGCCGCAGCTTCTGCTGCAAACTGATCAGATACTACTACTGGAGTACCGAATACGGCTCCGATAGTACCAGTTACACGTACTGCAAGATCAGATCCTACTTCATCCAAAGTCTGGAAGTTAGCATCTTCTAACAGATCGTAGTAGCTGTTCTGGCTTACAATGTAGGCCAAATCAGATGGGTTCAAACCATACTTACCCATGCCCTGACGAGCACCAAGTAGCATAGCAGAAGTCATCTTAGCAGAGTTACCCGCAGCGACAGAAGCCGCGTCAAGGTCAATCTTGCCAGAGTGAATAGCTGCATAGCCGTCAAGACCAGTGATAGAAGCACCGTTACCCATAATGATAGCAGATTCAACAGCTTTTGCGTGAGCACGAGCTACTGATTCAACAATCATAGGCATCAAGTTAATGAGTACTTGCTCGTCAACGTCATTGTCCATGAAAGAACTAGAAACGAGACGGTAAGCATTCAAGATTACTTGCTTAGGCTGGAACTTGTTAGCGTTGCTGCCAGAGTTGCCTTGGTTCTGCAAGTTACCGCCAGTAGCGGCAGTAGCCCATGCAGCCGCGTCAACATCAGGCTGGATAGGTAGTACAGTAGCTGCACCATTTACAGTGATTTCACGGAACAAACGAGCTACTTTTAACTCATTCATAATTTCTTTCTCGATGAGATTAGAAACTTCCTGATCAATATCAGCTGCGTTAGTAGTGTAGTCGATACCTGCTTTTTCTTGTAGGTCTTGAGCAAAAGAAGTATTCATACCTTTTTGAGTCATTACACCAAGAAGGTGTGCAGACATAAACTCTTTGCCCCACTTGGAGATATCGCCTTTAGAAGAACGATCTGCAAAAGTCTTCTTGCTATTTTGCATAGCTTCAAGTTCTGCAGACTTCTCGTCTAGCTCAGACTTGTACTGCTTGAGTACTTCGTCCATTTTTGCGTCTTTTGCAGCGAGTTTGGCTTCAACGTCAGCCATAAGAGCTTCAACGCCAGTTTGTACGCCGGTTTTAACGCGGATTTCTTCGGCTTCAACAGCCTGTGCTTTTTCTGCTTCTGCTGTAGCAAGTGCTTTAGCTTCTGCTTCTTCAGCTGCTTTTTGCTCGGCTTGCTTCATAGCAATCTTAGCAGCTGTATCTTCAGCTACCTTCTTTGCAAAAGCTTCCAAGTCGATGTTTTGATTGTCCATCTTGATCTCCTGATCTACGGATTTAACATCCGTGCTTTGAGGTGTGTCACTAGCTATTCCCGAAGTAATATCTTCATCCTTAGCCAGAGACTGACCTGCTAGATCTACACGATTAGTGAAAGTTTTTTTGAATTCTTCGTACTCCGCACTGGAGTCAAAAGACTTCGCGAGCGAAAAAGTAGCTGACTGATTGCATGGTACAGATACAACTGATACCTCAAACAATTCAGCATCCTTAATCATTAGTCCGTCGGTTTCCTTAATATAATCAGCATCCTTGACTCGGAAACCTACGGAAAAGGCCCCAAGAACACCGTCTTTAACTAGTTGAGCAACATTAGCAGGCGCTGCCTTACTAATTTTGCATTCCAGCTCCAAACCATCTGGTCCAGACTTCAGACCCGTGGCTCGACCAATTGGCTTATCATAATCATGATTAAACAAAATAATTGGATTTTTTTCAAAGTTCTTTAGTCCACCTTTCTGCCAAGCTTCTGCTGAGATGGAGTCACCCGCGCGATCAAAGTCAGCTGTACTTGCCATTCCACGAATCATTACGGAACCATCATCGCCCTCGTGACTCTTGAAAGTAGACGTAAGATTAAAGATTTTATTCATATCTTAATCCTTTTTTACTGCCGGTTTAGGGGCAGGCTTGACCGCGGCCTTTGGAGCTGGCTTTGGTTCTTTAGGTGCAGGCTTTGGTTTAGGAGGAGGGTTTTCCTTCTTCTTAATCTCTGCCCACACTTCCGGAAGACTGTTTTCCATGATACCAAGCATACGGCTCCAGCTTCCAAAAAAATTAAGTACAAGACCTGCTCGAATAGGTGTGCGTGTTTCAATATGTTCATATTCACGCTTAGTAAGTATTTTACCTTCTTCTAGCATAACCATTGATACTGCTTCGAGAACTTTTCCTCGTTGTCTTAAACTTCCCATTATTCCTCCAATTCTTCGACAGGGCGTCCGCCCTCGTCTGGGTTAGTTGCTGAACCTGCAATGTTTGCAGGAACGCGTATTTCTTCTGTACCTTCAATAGGCTCAAAGCCTAGTCGGTCTCTTGCTTCGGCTGCTGTAATAATACCACCATTTACTAAAGATGTGTAGTATGCTGAAGCATCTCGTAATTCTGGTTGTAAGGCAGGTATGTCGCTAATGTCCTCACGTAACTCAAAACCAAAAAATCTTTCAAGTCCATAATTAATTTTTCGAACAATAGGAAGTATAGTCTCAAGATAATACATACGCATATTTGGGCGAATGTTAGCGTTATTACCAGAATCCATCATAATTGGAGGAACTCCGAGCGCCTTTAAAATTATCTTTTCATTTTCATCTATCGAAGTTTGAAAATCTAATTCTTTAAAATTTACATTCGATATTGCATCTACTTCGATTCCACCATCTAAGATAAGTGGTCGTCTTCCTCCTGCATCTGGACGGTATCTTGCTTGCCAAGAAACCATCATACGTTCTTTAATTTTTTCAGAAAGAGTGTTAGGAGATTTAAGTACTAAACCTGGTACTGCTCCATTCTTAAAAAAGTTATCTTGAAAGGCTCTCATATTTTTCATAAGAACCATAGTACGTAGTGCAGGCTTTAGTCGGGGAACTCCTCGATATATGGAGTGAAATGAGTTTTCTTTAATATGAATAATCTCATCAGGACTAAATGTAATATCATGCATTGTAAATTTTTCAATATACGTTTCTCTATCTGAGTGTATACGTACATCTGTAGCCGGTAAATGATAGAGATGTGCTCCATCAAAGTATATAAAAATATTACCATCAATTAAAAAATCAGTAATAAGATTACGTTTAAAACTGTTAACATCCTGATAAGGGTTAGGAGATTTGTTTAAAAGAGTTTCTACTTTTGATCTCTTAATTCCTGGTACTACTCCTCTAAAAGCGTTATCTCTAGAAACTATAGTTGGGATTTCAGCTACATCATCAACGATCATATTTACGCCGCGATTAACGATTTCTAAATCTTCGTATGCTTTCTCATAACTAAAACTAGGCTCTCGAGAAGAGTTAATCTCATTACCCATATGTAGTTGTGCAGGATTTAATTTTTCCTCAACTTCTACAGGTTTTTTCTCAAAAATATTATACCATGCCATTATGTTTTTCTCTTTGAATCTCTACCCAGCGCATTTGTTTTTTTGCAGTGCCTAATCCAGGGTCTTTCCCATAAATTGAGTGAAGTTTTAAATGGTGAGTATGACATAGTGTAACCGTGTAATCATATAACTCAGCATGATGTTCTTCTATAAAATCATCCCGAAGTGCTTGTATATACTCCGGATTATGTTTGTTCTTTGTTAACCATTGATTTAACAATGGTGTGAGACTGTAAAAATGGTGAAAGTCTAGCTGTTCTGTCTCACCACAAATCTCGCAAGCGCTTTCTTTTTCATACTTAGACTTTGCCTTGTCTCGTACATACTTTACAACATCACGTTTTAACTTAGGCATTTTCCATTAAATCCTCAATTTTTCATCTAAAGAATTATATCGGCTTTAGGGTAACTTGTCAATAACTATTTTTAACTAGGTATCGCTAGAAGGATACTTGTGCGGTTTGAAATGAATATAGTCCATAACGAAGACCGTCTGCCATGTGTGAAGCCATGTTGTGCTTTGGTTTTTCCTTTAATAAATTAGGATTAGGATCCCATTGATAGGAATCTAAGCACGTAAGCGATTCTTTGCATTCTTGATCAACATAAAGCTTGTCGTTGTCGATAATGCTCGATACATGTCCAATTCCATCCAATACAGACTTCTTAGCGTTAATGGTGGAGATGTCATAGTTCTGCGCGAGATCGAACCTTGTTTGCTGAGCAGCACTGTCAATATAGATATAATCAATATCCCAACGATCAATAAGTTTTTGTATTTCGATAGCATGTTGTTCCGTGGTCCTCTCACTGTTAAAGTACTCATCAACTAAGTAGTATTTTTCCTCCTCCCAGTCATATGCAATTACACACAACGCTGTAGGATCTTTGTATCCTACGTCTAATCCTGCAAAGACGTCCATCTTTGAGGTATCTAGTTGAGACAAATCTTTTACTTGTGTCTCAAAATTAAACTTCCAAATCTGACCTTCATAAGTATTAAAGTCAGCTTCGTACTCTTGCCGAAACTCAGCTTCTGACATAGACTTACGCGCTTCTGCTATATCAATTTCTGACATACGAGGGTTGTCTCTATAAGTTGCTCTTATACTACACCACTCTGGAAAATCTTCTGTGAAGCCACGATAGAAAAACTCTGAGAACCAGTTATTACGTCCACGAGGTGTAGAAATAAAAATTGCTTTTGAGTTTTCTTTGTCAAGCGTGGGACGAAGTGCGACATTGAATGCGTCTTTACCATCTGCTAGTGCTGCTTCGTCAAAAATAATAAGATCATAGGATCGGCCAACACAAGAATCAACTTGATTGACCGAACCCATTCTTACTGTAGATCCGTTTGAGATTTCAATGACTTTGTCTTTTGCGTTATCTTTTGTAACCTCTAGATCAAAATGTTTAATTAGGTTCCTTTGTAGATCGAAAGAGATCTGAGACAAAGAATAGTTTGGTGACATAATTAAGATATTAGAAGCATGCACGAAGGGCACGAGCTGGCCAATAATGTTGGCAATGTAGGTTTTGCCGTGCCGACGGGAGAGGTCGGCAGAGACAT